TTCGTACCTTAGTGTATTATGGATAATAATAGACTGCTACTTGGATTAATAGAAACTGTATTAGGTAAGGGTAAGCATACCTCAAGGACTAACTATGCCTTTAGCTGCCCTTTTTGCAATCATCATAAACCTAAGCTAGAAGTCGATGTACATACGACACCGGAAGGAAAGAATTTCTGGAACTGCTGGACGTGTGGAACTAAAGGAAGATCGGTTGTAGTACTGTTTAGGAAGGCTGGTGCATCGAGAGAGAAGATACAGGAATTAGCTCCATTTATTAAATATATCCCGTCAGAAAAGGAAGAGCAAGCCGAGAGGGTTATAGTAACTCTACCGAAAGAATTTAAGTCCTTTTCAACTACAGCTAAAGGATCTTTAGCCTATAGACAAGCTATTAGTTACGCACAGAAAAGAGGAATTACCCAAGAAGATATCATAAAATACGGAATCGGCTACTGTGAATCAGTCCTGTATAGCAACTCAATTATCGTGCAATATCTTGATAAGGACGGCAAACTAAACTACTTTATCTCCAGATCTTTTGAAAAGGATCCAGGAAGAAAATACAATGCTCCAAGGTGTAATAAGAATGAATTAGTAGGATTTGAATATTACATTAATTGGAAATGTCCGGTGATATTATGCGAAGGAATCTTTGATGCTATTGCAATAAAGAGAAATGCTATCCCGCTATTTGGAAAGACGCTACCTACTGCCTTATTAATGCAACTGGTACAAAGTGACGTTAAAACGGTGTATATCGCACTAGACAATGACGCTCTCAAAGATGCTCTACGACATGCTAGACAGTTACTAGACTTAGGAAAAGAGGTGTATCTTGTAGAGCTAGAGGGTAAAGACCCGTCTGATATTGGGTTTGAGGAAATGACTAAATACTTACATACCGCCAAGCAATTAACGTTTGGAGGATTGTTACATAAAAAAATGGAACTATGCAATTAGAACACGTTGAACAAAGATCGGAGGAGTGGTTTAATTTACGACGAGGTAAAATAACTAGCTCTGAAATTCATAAGATAATGGGTGAGGGTAGGTCAAAAACAGACCTACTAAGTGAAACAGCTAAGACCTACATACTAGAAAAAGTATCGGAAAGTTTTGGCGGATACCTAGCACCGGCCGTTGGAGCAGCTCTAGATTGGGGAACCGATTTAGAGGATATGGCCAAGCAAATCTATGAAGTGAAATCCGGAAACAAGACTACAAAGAGTTCCTTTATAACTGTAAACGAACATTACGGTGGATCTCCAGACGCTATAGTAGAACCAGACGGTGTATTAGAGATCAAATGCCCTTACGGATCTACAAATCATTTCAAGCACGGTCTAATTAAGACGGATGCTGATTTTAAAAAAACATCTGCAACATACTACTACCAATGCATCTCTCATATGATATGTACAGGAGCAAAGTGGTGTGATTTCGTTAGCTTTGATCCACGAGTAGAAGAAGACTATATCATGTTCGTTTATAGACTGTACCGGAATGAAGAGGAGATTGAAAATATGAAAGAGAGATTAAAGGTAGCTGTAACATATATGGAAGAATTACGAGCCAGGTTCAAATCGCCTACTGTAGACGAGGTTATAGAAACAGCAGAGAGCTAGATATTTATTAATGTATGAAAGATATTTTACAATTAGGAAAACTGCTTGCAGAAGAAGTCGTAAACGACCCAGGAATCTGCTTTTATCCAGGAGCATTTAAACCACCACATAAAGGTCACTTCCAAGCAGCTAATGATTTAGCTTCTAGAAACTACGTTACAGGTGTAAGCATTATAATCTCTCCAAAAGAAAGAGACGGTATAACAGCTCAACAAAGCCTGGATATCTGGAATATGTATTTAGCAGCATCTCCAAACGGCAGTATTAGAGTTAAAATAGCTACTACTGATTCTCCAATAAAAGATATCTATACATACATAGCCGAACATCCGTTACAATCACCTATTTACATAGCAGGTAGCGAAGATGAAGTAGATGATCAAGATTACTTCGAATCCCTAAAGAAAGCTTTTGGAGACAGAGTAATAGCATTACCAGTAGAAGAGAAAGCTGCCGGTATATCGGCGAGCGTAGTTAGAGATTATTTACGAGCAGGAGATTACGATAAGTTTGCATCAGCACTACCGGAAGCAACTGTAGATAAGGGTTATGCACCCAGAATATTTAGAGACCTTTCAAGTACAGTTACCAATAAAGAGCTAAAAGAGCATCAAGAACCTCAACAACCACAGGGCATAGAACCTGCTATAGATAAGTTTACAAAATGGTGCTGCCAAACACTAGGAATAAACCAAGAACCTGATATAGAACTTATCTATGACCCTGAATATAGTAGTAAACAGTGCAGCTTTGGTGGATATAATCCAAATACTAAGTCAATATCTATTGTAGTCGTTAATAGAAATCTAGCAGATATACAAAGAACACTAGCTCATGAACTAGTACACTGTAAACAAGACATACAAGGAGCTATCCAAGCCGAATCCGGTGAAACGGGATCGGAAATAGAGAACGAAGCTAATGCAGTAGCAGGTATAATCATGAGAGAATATGGTAAACGTAATCCAGAAATCTACCAAACACTAGTACCTAACACAGTAACACCGTTAAACGAAGTAGTTAAGGATCCTTATAAATGGGCCTTAACAGGTATGGATGAAGAGGGTAATGTATTTTATACCTTCTCTACACCCAATCATGAATATACAGTAGGGATAGCCGATCACGGTGATGGTTCTTATGAATTAAACTTTAATACAAGTGAAGGAAGTAAGCTAGATACTGAAGAGGGCGTAGCAGTACGTATCCTTGCCGTTATCGTTAATATAGCCAAGGACTTCATTACTCGTATGGACCCTGAAGAACTCATCATCAGGCCTATTCAAACTAAGGGAGACGACGATTTAAGGCGGTTTAAGATATATGGCGAGTATTTAAGGAAGTATTTACCGCAAAACTACGGAATACTAACGGTAGGTGAGACCTATCGCATTATAAAGAAGTAAAAACTGTTATGAAAGATACACTAAAAAAGGAATTTGAACGGAAGGATGTCCAAAGGATGCGTAATTTGCTAACCGGGCAACTGGATGCAAAGACGGCAGTACAGTCTGGTTACGAAAAAGACAATCAAGACCACAAAGAAGGCGATGTTTGGGAGAATGGAGGTAGAGTTTGGACGATTAAAAACGGACTAAAGCAAACTGTTACCAAGTACGACGCTATTAAAAAGCTAGTGCACCTACCAATATCATGTCCTAGCTGTAAAAAAGCAATGAAAGTTACCGATCTTAATAAGAAGATGTACGGTATCCACGGAACCTGTTTTGATTGCGTTATTGAAATGGAGACAAAGCTTAAGGCCGAAGGTAAATTTGAAGAATACGAAAGGAAAATACTGAGTGGGAATAAGGGCGGTATGCTTTATGACCTAGAACAAGCTCTAGATAGCTGGTTTACACAATCAGATAGTTTTGTATCAGAGGATGGTGTAGTTGAAGATTGGAATAACGCAACAGGTAATGAAGAGGTATACAAGCAGCTTAAAGAGGCAATAAAAAAGTCAAGAGAGCAGGAAATATAGATATTTATTAGTAAATAATATTAAAATATGCCGTTTAAATCAAAAGCTCAACAGGGATTTATGTATGCACAGCATCCTAAAATTGCTGCAAGATGGGCAAAAGAGACTCCTAATATGAAAGATTTACCGAAAAAAGTAAAAAAAGAATCAATAGAAGGTACACACCCGTTAGATACCGTACAATTTTGGGTAGTAATCCAGCCTCACTGACATGAATCAACAGTTCAAGACATAATTTCACAATGCGATCCATTCCAATTCAATGAAATGTGTGGAAATGGCTTAGCTCCAGACCAAATAGTCGGGTTCTATCTTGATGAAGCAGAGGCTGGTGAAAAAGCTAGATTATTACTTGACGGTATGTACGATACAGCTAGGAATTTAGAAGAGAAGAAAGAAGAGGTATCTGGTAAACTCCAGAAAGCTATCGATAAGCTGCAGAAAAAAGCTGAGCAACATATGAAAATGGTAAAAAAGGATCCAGATAATGCTGATATGCATCACGAAGAAGCTGAAAAAGCAATGGCAAGGATTAAGACTCTACGCAAAACACATAAAGATGTAGAATCATCAAAAAAACCTATCAAACCTAGAATAGAAGACTAATGAATAAGCTAATAAACGAAGTAAAGAGGTTACAAGAATTAGCAGGCCTAGTAGGCGAGGAGGAAGATAACTATCTAGAAGATGAAAATCCTAAAGATGACGTTCCCTCTGTAAAGATTCATATTGATGACGATAATAATATGACTCTAGAACTAAGTTCATTCTGGCACGATGGGTCTAACGGTAAAATTGCCTTGTTAAAAGATAACCCTATGCTACAGGAACTAGTAATGAAGGCAGTTCAAGTCGAATCACAGAAAGCTTTTAGAAGAGCAGTACATGGAGTGCTAGGAATACCTTACGGATTAAAAGAAATCTCAAAACCCTAACTATAAACAATGGAAAATTACGCACAATTTATCTCAACACTATTCGCTAGTCGAACACAAGTACACATTTACCACCTACAAACCCCTTCTTATGCCGCTCACGTAGCTTTACAGGGATATTACGATGGGATTGTAGAACTAGCTGATAGTTTAGTTGAAAGCTTTCAAGGAAGATACGGTATCTTAAGAGGGTATACTACTCCAGCTAGCTTTAAAGAAGATGATCAACTAGTAAAATACTTTGACGCCCTTTCTAAGTACGTTGAAAATACAAGAACAACTCTACCTCAAGATAGCTATATCCAAAATGAAATAGATAATGTGGTAGCATTAATTGAAGGTACAAGATATAAATTAAAATATTTAAGCTAATATGCTCGACGAAAAGAAAGGTACTTGTTGTCATAGATGCGGGCACGTTCACGTAAAAGGAACGTCCTGTCCTAAGCCCTTTTTAACAGGAGCAAGGAGCTGTGAGAGAAGGGTAGACGAAGAAGTAAATGAAGAGGTAGATGATACTGATCAATACTGCTCGTGCTGTCTTAGAGAGTACTTGCTAGAATACGAACATAAGCTAGAAGAAGCGGAATATCGCGGAAGAAAAGTACAGCTAGGTAAGCCCTTCTACACACCCGGCGGACCAAAGAAGCGATCTGTATATGTGAAGAATGCTAAGGGGAATGTGATAAAGGTTAACTTTGGTGATCCGAATATGAAAATAAAAAAATCAATCCCTGCTCGTAG